GTATCAGGTACATGTGCCTCAATTAAGGCTGATGGTTTCTTTGTCTCTTCAAAACACCCATAAAATGGAGTCTTATAGTGATCAGTCTTTCCTTTCACGTCACATGGTGGTTGGTTTTTATCCAAATCTCCATAATATTTTATTGAGTCATCATTGTCAACTGGTAAATGAATACCAATATCTGAATCAGTTATCAATGTGTGGAAATTATCATATTTATTGGGTTTTGCCCATGTGACTTTTGGAAACCCAGTCCCAGATTGAAAATCTCCTTCAGATGCATATGATTTTTCTGTCAAAATATGCAGACGTTCTAAACTCAAAATGGCGATTAACCCAGTTGATCTACTATCCAAACATCCATCCTTCATCGTTACTACATTAGACGCCGAACCAATATGCATTCCGATCAATTTTCTTGTTGCACTGGGATGTAACATAACAACTGCTCCACCACAATCACCGGGGATCGTTTGAGCGTTCATCATAGGCAAAGTCTGCATTGCAAATATTTCACATTTTACATTAATTCCTGATAGTTTGCCCTCATAATTCTTGATATATGAAATCATACCTGGTATAATAAATCCTTGTTTTGGCAAATATTGCAAACAATACTTTGTTAATGACCTTGATCCGATGTCATGATCTTTGGGTACGTATTTTAAGGCACTCAATGGGAAAGTCAGATTTTGAGTCGGTCTATTTTCTGGTGTAATTTTCTTGTATTCTGGGTCTTTCAAAGGAAGAATCACTGCCCCACATAATTCCCAATCTTTACAATATTTGACAACACGTGCTAAATAACACTCTTTACCCAATACAGCAGCACCAGTAGATCTTTTGAATAAAACAATTTCATCTTTACCAAATACCAAATGAGATGGGAACACGATATAGCGACCAACACCAATTCCAAATAGAGCTGAGCCTTCACACTCCACACTGAATACCTGGACATTGAGTTCATCTCTAATCCGCTTTAAAATCGCATTTGCGTTAGGATCCACTGCACTTTCATACTTTGCATCTTTGAGAAGAGCTTCAGTACCCTCAAATGTACCAGCACTAGCTGTCGGGAATTTAATTTGCACATTCTCTCCCTCTTCGAAATCCTGTGTTTTAGTAATGTCAACCACATCAGCTCCCTCAACGCAGGAAGGTACATAATCCTCTTCGCCAAAAGAATCATCACTGGCAGAGATATCTATACCCTGTGTTAATTGCTCGAACATCTTTGTGGCTTCATATGTACGCACTGTTCGATCTTCTCGTTTGCTTTGTTTTGTTCCTGAGTCTTCAACTTCATACCGTCTGACGGTGCGGTTTTTGCGTTTATTTTGCTGCGATCCAGAATCTTCATTTTCATACCGTCTGACGGTGCGGTTTTTGCGTTTATTTTGCTGCGATCCAGAATCTTCATTTTCATACCGTCTGACGGTGCGGTTTTTGCGTTTATTTTGCTGCGATCCAGAATCTTCGTTTTCATATTCATCATCTGTGCTATCATCATCACGTTTCTTATAACTTGTGATAGTTTTTGGTTTTCGTCCAAGATGTTGATCATATGGGTTACTATACTCATATGAACCTTCAAAGCAGATATATTTAGTACAGCGTCCATGTTGTTCTACCAGCAACTTTAACTCCTCAGATAGATATTTCTCAGGTAAATAAATCTCACTAGCTTCAACTCTATCCAAACATAAAGAGAAAGCAGTAGGATCAATTTGTTTGTTCTTCAGACATGCAAAGAAAATCATATTGACTCCTTTATACACAAAAGACTTCACGGTACCAAACACAATTGGTTTACCCACACTAAGATAACTCAGATTTCCAAAAGATGTATTATTTTGATCGACAAACACAACAGTTCCATCATTAATCTGAGAATATATCTTCCTCTTCTTGAAAACAACTTTTGAGCTTTCAAATTCTCCTGTGAACATCTTCTTTTCTTCCGGATATTTATCCCA